AATAATAAAAACAATACAACTAATCCAGCACATCCCATTAAAAACATAACAATCAAAACAGGCCACGATAAATGCTGTTGAATTAAATCTAACGCAGCAGTTACATATGCGCCGGCTTCCTTTGAATTAATAAATTGCATATAATATAGAAAATTATTAATAAATTTTAGTTAGAACGAATAATTGCTAAATTCTCTTCCTCTTCTTCCTCTCTTTATTTGTGTTTAATACACTTTTTATCCATTTGAAATGTTTCTTGTTTTTCTTCTTGTGGGACAATTTTAATAACACATCTAGATTTTTTCCCGTATAACGGGACAGTGCATCCCTTTTCTTTCTTAGGTTCTTCCTTAATAATGGGAGGTTTATCCGCGGTGCACCTTGACCTAAAATTTTCGTATCTGTCTCGCACATCTTCATACGATAAGCCAGATGACTTATTCAACATTTTATTCACAAGTTCGTGTAAATTGTAAACGTATCTTGAAAAGGTTTCTCTATTCTTCATGTCATCCATCGTAAGTGGCAACTCCTTAAAATTTTTGGTTAAGTTGAGTCGGCAAAATTTGCATGGAAGCACATTCTTTAGGTTAAGTATAAATGACCGGTAGTGTTTTTTGTTTTCGTTTGTTGGTTCGGTTGGATAATTAAATGACATGGTGTGCAAATAGGACCACAGCATTGGTCCCCAAACTGCCGTTAAAAATCCATCCGAACTTCTATAATCTTTTGCACTGTATGTTTTGTTTTTATTATATGCTGGTTTTCGTTTTTTTGTCCTTGTCTGCATATATAACGTCTACATTATAATATATACTCTGATACAACAGACCACGGGTATGGAGGCAATGTTTCCAAGACGGGTTCATTTTGTGGATAATGGGATGAATCTTTATTGAACGCGTTCTCGTTTGGACAAGTTATGTTAGGGCATGCAGGATATATTTGCGGTGGCGGAGATGTCTGTAGTTGCGGTGTCTGTAAAACATTTTGTGATTGCTCAAGTGTTGTAAATGATTCAGTTGCGCCTGTTAATCCTAAACAGTTATTTCCAAACTCGTCTGTTTTTTCTGTTGTTTTATTTGCACAACATCCGTAGGTGGAAGTTGGACATGCGCTGTCTATTGAATCAAAATAAACAGAGGGAGAACACCCTGAACAATCTTGGTCGTATTGGCACACCCTCGGGTCATTTGAGTAGCCACTAGAACACGACCATGGGCAAATCAGTTGACTTTTTACCTCTTGATTCTTTTTCAAATAAGCATTGTATTTTACCGGGTGATAGCAATTTCCTTCTACCTTTTTTGGCTTTGTGCATTTTCTTTTACAATCATCCTTATAATCTTTTTTTAAATAGTCCCTAACATCTGACTTAATATCACTATATATCGCATACACAATCAAAATGAATACCAGTATTATTAATATAAAAAATTCAAAAATGCCTAACATATATTAATAATGCGAAAATAAAAGGGAGACGAACTCTTATGATGAACACATTTCACATACTCCTTCTTCCCCAGTGGTGCCAGCCTTTTTTGGTTCAATTGTAAATTGTTGTGCTTGGTGTTTGGCTTTACGGCGCAAATAATAGACTCCCGTTTTAAGCCCTTGCTTCCACGCATAAAAGTGCATGGAGGTTAGAGCAGTATAATTTGGGTCCTCCATCCATAAATTTAAACTTTGACTTTGACACACATATGCCCCTCTATCCACCGACATGTCAATAATATGCTTCATTGGCATTTCCCAAACAATTTTATATTTATCCCTAATGTGTTGCGGAATAATAGATATCTGCTGAATGCTTCCCTTATTCTCTATAATATTGTTTTTAATTTGCTCATTCCATATTCCAATATCAATCAACTCTCTTATCAAATACTGATTAGCAACCACAAACTCTCCCGCTAATGTTCTCCTACTATAAATGTTGCTTGTCAGTGGTTCAAAACATTCATTATATCCTAGAATCTGCGAAGTGCTTGCGGTTGGCATTAGTGCAACTAACAATGAGTTGCGGAGTCCATGTTGCATGATAGATTCTTTTAATCCATCCCAGTTGTGTCTTCCTGGTTCCGGGATGACATTCCACATATCAAACTGAAGAATGCCTCGAGATGCAGGCGACCCTGTAAAAGTGGAATAAGGTCCATCTTTCATTGCAAGTTCATTACTCTTTGTTAAAGCACCAAAATAAATAGTTTCAAAAATGAGTTTATTTACACGTTTTGCAGCCTCACTGTGAAAAGGAATATCCATCAGAATAAAGGTATCTGCCAACCCTTGAACACCGATGCCGACTGGCCTATGTCTAATATTGCTCGTTTTCGTCTGTGGTGTTGGATAATAATTAATGTCAATAATTTTGTTCAAATTATCCGCTACCGTCTTTGTGACTGCAATTAACTCTTCATAATTAAACTCCTTTGTTTCTTTATTTACAAAGGCAGGCAATGCAATGCTCGCCAAGTTGCAAACCGCTGTCTCGTCATTATCGGAGTATTCAATAATTTCTGCACATTGCCCAGTAATAATGCCATTAAATATACCTAAGTGGCGTTTTGGTTCAGTAAAACAATATGTATCGGAAATACGATTTTCATTCTCAACTTTCAGTATTTTTACAAATTTGGCTGCGTCTCGTTGAGGTTTTGTTCCAGTTATTATTAATCTATTTGGTTGAAACCCAAGTTGAACTAATTTATATAAATCATATGATGTCACTAATAATGTATATGTTGGTTCTGCATTAACACTTACGGTTGGATTAATGCCACAAGTTTGTAGCATTAGTTTGACTTTAATTAAAAAATCATGGTTAATACTTGATGCAATCAAATCTTCATTTTTATTGATTGAACCATCTTCATCGCAATATTCAGCAAACCAATCTAATTTAGTTTTAATAGAACAGTTATCACTGGGGAGTTTGCATTTGTCATAAATGTAAGAAGAATGCTCATTTCCGTCAATGACAGGATATTCGCTTTTTATTAATTTATCGCCTGGTGATAATTTGTTTGCTTCTACTTCAATTTGCGAAGATTGATATGTGCGTTTAATGTAAAATTTATGATATGGGGTGCAAGTAAGATTCAATCCGTCATCAGTATATATTTTAACCACTTCTTGTGATTCTCCGGTCTTTTTCACAACTACTTCTGACCATTCACTACCGTTCCATACATTTACACTTTTGTCTTCCAATGAATCAATGCGAACATGTCCTTTGTCTGTTAAAACAAGTGTTTCTGGGGCAACACATAAATTGCTACTCTTAATGGTGCCAATATTTTGTTGATTTGATTTAGAATTGGCAGCATCTTTATACAACAAATAGGGAGTTCCAGTCTCCATCTGAGAATCCATTATTTGAAACCACAATTGTCTCGCCGAAATAACTCGTTTTGCACGACCTTCCGTCTCATATTTAATATACAACTTTTCAAATTCTGCGCCGTAAACGTTGTCTAGACCGGGACACTCTCTGGGACAAAAAAGCGACCAATTGAGGTCCCCCTTTATGCGTTCCATGAAAAGGTCGCATATCCAGAGTGCATAAAAGAGGTCTCTCGCCTTCATCTCCTCGTCTCCATGATTCTTTTTAAGTTCAAGGAATTCTTGAATGTCTGGATGCCATGGCTCCAAATAAATAGCAAACGACCCGTTTCTTTTTCCTCCTTGATTGATGAATTTAGCAGTTGCATTAAACACCTTTAACATTGGAACAATGCCATTCGTTTTTCCATTAGTACCATTAATATGAGAACCAGACGACCGAATGTTATTAATGTGCAGTCCAATTCCACCGGAATATTTTGATATTTGTGCACAACTTTTGAGGGTGTTGTAAATGCCGTCCACACTGTCGTCTTCCATTTGAATGAGGTAGCACGAACTCAACTGGCACTTTGGCGCACATGCATTATATAAGGTAGGCGTCGCGTGCGTCATATATTTAAGAGACATCCGGTCGTATGTTTCTTTAACGGCGACAAAGTCTTCCTTATGAATTGCAAGTGCAACTCTTAACCACAAATGTTGAGGACGCTCAATGACAGAGCCATATATCTTGAAGAGGTATGCACGCTCCAATGTTTTAAATCCGAAATAATCAATTAAATAATCTCGGTCATCCACAATCATCTCATCCAATACTTCACGGTTTGCGGCAACAATATCCCAATACTCCTTTGAAATAAGGGGTGCATGAATTCCATTAACATCTGTAAAATGATAGAGGCGTTCCATAACGTATGAAAAGGAGTGGTCCGTATTTTTGTGATGGTTTGAAACGACAATTCTGCCAGCCAGAGTATTGTAATCAGGGTGGTTGGATGCGTTGGATGCACACTGTTGTGCGGTTAATTCATCTATTTTGGTGGTTAGAATTCCATCATATAATTGGTCAATTATTTTAATAACTAGTGAGGAATAATTTAATTTTAGATTCGCCTCCTTGCCTAATTTTTTAACACGTGTTAGAATCTTGTCAAATAACATATCTTGCAATTCTCCATTTCGTTTCGTAACACGCATTTCTGTTTCCATTGGTATTCATTATTGTGCCAATTGTTTTAAATCTTTTTTATGCCAGCATTATAATGAAATCTCGTAAAAATCGGCTTTTAAAATCAGACTCAATCGTCTTTTACGATGACGCGCTTTACAATATTGAACCGTTTCGGAAAGAATTTCCTAATTTGAAGTCTATATTAGTGCCATCTAACAAGCCATATAATCAAATATTAAAAGGTAAACCGTCGTCTCTCTATGCAGAAATGTATCTAAAAAAGTATCCAGATAATAATTATGCAAAAGAAATTGTAAAACGGATGATAATTCCAATGTCGTATGTTGCATGCAATCAATGCAATGTCACCACTAGTCAAGGTGTATCTATAAAAGAAATGGCAAATATTTCTAAGTGGGCATCTAACAAACCAACCAAAGATAAAACTATTTTATTTGACTGGGACCAAACATTGTCCGTATGCAATGGGATTTATATGCCAGTAGAGTCAAACCTAGATAAAGATACGGAGGAAGCATTAGCCAAAAGGTTATTTACAGAAGAAGAAGTTGCACGTTATTGTGCAGGAACAAGCGAACGATTTGATGCATTAAAACAAATGTTTACCGCGTTAAGGACAAATGGGGTTAAATGTTATATTATAACTAACAATGGTTGGGGAGATATTAAAAAAACAAAATATTTGCAGAGCAACATGTTCTTTCTTAAACTGTTGCAAATCGTTGACCCCTGGATGAAAGAGGAGGACATCATTTACGGCAGAGTGGAAGGAGGCAAGGTGAGGAAGTTCAAAGACAACGCTGGTTTAATGAAACATTATAGAACATTGAAGAAACGATAGCATACATTATGCAATCTTGCCATCTTTATTTGGAATAAACAAACAATCGCTAACTATCTCTATTGTTTGTTTCTTGTTAGAGTTGGGTGCACGATGCTCATATCCACACTCTCGCTCTTCTAACACTGTATCCCATAATTCTGACAATTCTAACAAATTATCACTAAACCACTGCCTATTGCGCTCCACTAACACACAACTAATTGTTTCTACCTTCCAATAATGAGTGCAAATCCAACAATATAGAGACTCATTCGTCTTTACATTTTCACATTCCCACGCCTCTAGTTGTTCCAATGTCAGCCCAACCGGAGAATAAATATATTTTAACCCTCCAAATTCAGTTGCAAATTGCAATATAACCCCTTTATATTTAGTTTCCGTATCTAACATAAATTCAGAATGTGTTTCATATTCTTTAAACTGTGTCTCTAGAAAATCACACTCGTCTAAGCCGCATGTCTCCATCTGTAGTTGCATTTGAATCCAATATTCCTTCTTGGGAATTCCATCTATTTCTCTTGATACTACGTTTTTTATTTCTAACATCCGACCAAACCGGGGCGAAGATTGAAGTATATTAATTCCGTCGGGAGACGCACCGATGAAGGGATATTTATCATGTTGAATGCATCCAAAGTCGCCGACTTTTGTTTCGTATATGTATTCATAGAGCGCAACCGATACTGGTTCATACTTTTGCCCCCAATGAAGACTCGTCTCCGTATTCACCTGTTTTATTTCTACTACAGTTGCATCAGGAATAACATCTGGTTTGCACTTTTCATAAATTAATTGGTTTCTAGAAGAGTGTGATTCAAACGCTTTGTAAGCATTGCTCGCCGTTATTAGGTTGCGCCGAAATGCATACCATGCTGGCGTCCTTTGGGCTGGTTGTGGCTTGGTTTTAAGATAATCTATTTGTTTTTGTAAAACATCGTAATCGGGAGTTCCTTCTGCAAATGTATCTGGGTGAGAACGAGGAGGCAATATAGTAGAGAAGTATTGTTCCATTGCATACTCAATTGTTTCTTCTAATTCTTCAAAGACTTGAGAATTTGTTAATTCTAACAAATCTAACAACTCCTCAAAAAGAACCTCCTCAAAATCTGGCTCCGTTATTTCTGTTGGGTTCTCTAATACATATTCATCAATTAATTCCATTATAGTATTGTATAAATCCATATATTCATCATTAGTATCTTCTGCCTCATCCGGAATAATTTCGTCCAATACATCTTGCAATGGAGGAAGGTCTTGTAATAATAACATTTTATTATTATTATTACATAAAATACATTTATATGATTTACAACGATGTTATAA